TCGACCACCCGCAAAACCTCGCTCACATCGGCGTTCGATAGTGTGACCGTTGGAAATGGTGCTGTATCTGAACCCATCGTGAAATTTTCAGTTATCACCCGTCCAGAGTGACAATCCACGTTTCTCTTCATGATGAAGTTGGCAGGATTACCCGACGCGTCCGTGTCACCGATCACGTAAGCTGCGCGCAAATTCCCAAGTCGATCGAGCTCTGCGAAATCGACGTCCTCGGCTGTTGAGAAAATAACTCCTGCTGATGAAGCCAGCAAAGTGCTCTGGTTTATTTTCGGAAGGGTCCTCGCGTCAGGAACATACTTACCGCTCGTGATCGTGGATGGAACCCGAACGAATAACGACACCGATACCACGGATGGAGAGGCTCCCTTTGGCTTTATGCCAGCTTCTGCGATCATCCTCGATATGTTCGCAGACTCAACGGCCGTCGACCACGACATCTCTCTAAATTGATGATCCAGGTAGAATGACATAGAGTCAGCGACCGTCGCCGCCATGTCTAGAAATAGACCGCCGACGCTAGCTTCTGAAAAATCCTGTATCTTATCACCGAAGTAAGTTCTAGCGTAACGTAGCAGATCGCCACGGAAAGAATCAAAATCTTTATTGAGGTATACGCGATTCTTTAGATTCTTGAGTTGCTGATCACCTGCCATATCTCATCCCGTGTAGTTAAATGTGAAGGAAATTGTCTGGTTCGTAATGCTCGCCCTTGGGACGGAATACGTGATGACCATCTTCACCCTCGAGAGAGCCGTGCTTTCTGCATTCTCGATGGATGTTATGAAATTCTCTAAGGTGACAAACGGCATATACCTGGAAACGGCCGTACTTATTCTGCTCATGGCCTCCTGGTCGCCGTCCTCGGTGGCTAATTCATGCAGCAGGGGCTGTAAGTTGGCCCCAAAGTCTGCAAAGCATAGACGCTCGTTGTGATTCGTCATGATGAGGTTGATCAAGTTGTCCTTTATCTGATCGGCAAGCGCATAGTGCATCTTAAAGATGCCATCGCTGCTGTTTCCCAGCTCGATGGGCGTCTTAATACCGATCGGCGGCTTGGTGACGGCAGCGGCAGCCTGCTGATCGTAGTCTGACTTTTTGACTCCGACACCGCTGAAGCTGTAAGATTTTGCCTGTGCCACTGTCGATGCTCCCATCGATAAATAGCTAAACCGGAAATCTTTTCACGACTAAGTGGTTCCAATTCCTGGCGTCGTTGTAGAGCTTTCCGTTGCAGTCGTTTCTTCATCTACGACTGGAGTTGCAGGTATCGGTACAGTCTGACCCGGCTGGACCGTCACGGTCACCACCATTCCCATGATGTACTTATCGATCCCCTCTGTGATATCTTTCGCTAGATCTTCGATAATCTGGTCCGAGTCGGCACCGTCCGATCCGTTATCGCGGGCTTTCTCGAAAGCTTTTTTGATGTCCTCCTGCAAGGACGGTTTAAGAGGTGTGGTGATTGGCACGTTATTCTCCGTATATGAGTGTTGATCCCATCCCAAGCGGCGTTGTTTGAAGCTGGATTAGTTTTGCGCCTGCGGCGGCGGCAAGTGCCGTTGCCGCGGTGAAGATTTGTGGGGATGGAGCTCCAAACCCAGGCGTCACGTGAGTTATGAGAGTCGTGGAGAAGCTCTGGATGTCAGTGAGGATGCTCTCCAGAAATGAGACCAGGGCTGAAAGCAACACGTAGGGCTCCTTCGCTCCGGCTGACACGTATCTCATCAAACGAATCTCCGTGCCAGCAATGTGAGCCACACCGTTCTGATGAAGAATGACACTGGCTCCATCGATCTTGCCGAAAGCAGGCTCTTTGATGATTATGATGGAGCCCGAATCTTTTTTCTCCCCGTTGAACAACCCTGTGAAACCTTTTGCTGCTGGGATGTCTCTGGCCCCGCGCGCGACAAGACGAAGGTTGTCAGCTTTAAGCACCGCGAATGATCCGTTGCTCTTCCCGCTGGCTGGATATCCCGTAAACCCAGTGTCCTTCGGTAGGGTGACATCGAGCAGGGTATCGGGGTGATTCTTCACCACCTGTGTGGTGCCTGCGACAAGATACAGCCGAGCGGCGTCCTCCTTGAAATCAGCGTCACCCTCGGTGGGGCGTTCCAGCGCCCTCTTATCATTCGTAGGAACGTGGTGAGGTTCAATCATGGTCTCGGTGGGACCAAAAACAGGTCTCGCTCCTCGTCCAACGACAATGTCGATGGCTCCCATGTTAGGAATGATATCTTGATCGTTCGAGTTAGACTTTGCAAGATCTGAGTACTGACCGCGGACCTCACCGAGCATGATGAGCGTATTGTTCGATCCCTGCAGGACCAGGTCACCCGGCCTCTTGCTATAACGCGGGACAGCCTCGAACCTATGGCGGTCCTTTGCGTATTCAATGAGCCTTGTCAGCTCGTTCGGATCAGCTGTCGGGCTGATGATTTGAGTGGAGACCGCCTCGACTGGCTTCTCGCCGCTGAACTTGTCGGCTAACGTAGGCTCCGGTTTCGTCGGTGACTGATGATGAGCACTGGCGAAAAACGTGTAATTTGTGTCCTCGGTATGTCTCGGACCGCAGACACGTGATAACCAGTAACCAACCTGCGATTGACGCGCCGGATCCTCATACACGAACCAGACCTCTTCGCCCGGTTTCAACGGCATCGATAGGTGCGAGGAGAAAAATGGGTAACAGATAATCTCGTTGCCAACTGTCTTCGCCGCACCGTCTGACATGGGCTTGACTACCGCGGTGTTTTGTGGAAATTTTTTCAGGGCGTCGACACTCGTGAGCGCCTCGTATTCTGCGGGACGGCGACGTTGTGCGGTCAATCCCACGGCGGTAGAACTTATGATCTCGGTCACGAGTCCCCTAAAGAAAACGGTGGCCATTTACTTCTTAATCCTATCAAAAATCTCATCATCAGATATCTCGGCTTTTGATGTTTCTGAGTCTGCGATCTGCTTCGCGAGATTGAGAAGCTGCTCGTTGCTCTTTGACATTCTTTCCAGGTATTTCGTCAGGGTCTGACCGAGAGTTGCATGATCGGCGGCCGAACCTCCCATCTGCGCGTAGAGATCAGTGAAGAGTATATGCGCGTTTGTACGATCGACGATCGAATTCTCATAGATCTCCTTCCACAGCAGCTTTTTCTTATCCGAGGCGTTGTCTATGGAATCAAGTATATCGGAGAATTGCTCGACTTTCTTATCGTTCTCCTTTAGCCTATCAAGGATCTTGTCTATCGTACCCATCAGAAAATGCCTCCACCCTTAGTTATTGACCTGTAGTGCTTTCTGATCACAGACAGCGCAGACCCCATCTGTTTCTGGCTCAAGTTAGAGATGTTCTTCACATACACGAAGACAGCGCGCTTATTGAGGAAATCAAGATCGTCAACCTGCTCGAATACGGTCATGATCGCATCGATGCAAGCTTGCTCATGAGGTTGATCGACCGACCTCTTGATCCTCTTTAGGAGCTCGCGGACGACATCTCGCTTCCCAGAGTTTATCATCTGCTCCTCAGGGCACGATCCAACCAGCGCGCTTTTGTAGGATTCAAGCTCTGCCGCCTTTCCCTCTTTTAGATCTTCGATGGAGATAAAGCGCCTGAGCTTTTTCTGCCTGTTTTTCGATGATATGATAAGCCAATTTCTTGCAACAACGTTGAAGTATGAAAAAGCTTTAGTTCCACGCGTCGAATCAAACTTATGAAGCGACTCATACAGGAAGGTCACACAATCATTCTTTAGACACTCTATCGGTTCGCTTGGGCTCGCGAACCCATAGATAAAAATCAAGCTCTCGACCAGCTTGTTGAAGGATGGCATGATCTTGCTGATGTAGATATCATGCTTTTCGCTGCTGTCGGATGACGCCTGAAACATCTCGATCGCGCGCTGGGTCTCAGCGTCGAAGTATAGGGGTCCGTTTCCCTTACCCCTTTTGATTATTCTTTTCGTTCCCACCCTCTTCCTCTTCCTGTATTGAGGTTAGTTGATTCGCGACGTAGAGTATAGCTTCTCTTGACTTTCTAACGTCGTCAACCGCTCTCTTGATCTCTGGTGAATCGTAAAAGAGAGGAATATTTAGAATCTTAGATATGGATTCGTAACGTTTGTCAAGAACGTCAAGGGACTCTTCTATCGCGTCCTGCATCCGCAGAATTATCACGGCCGTTCTATAAACAAAAATTAGCGCGATAGCAAGCGCAACAGCCTCCACCGCTGCTAGAGCTACGAGGAAAGAGATCATTTGAGTATTTCGCCCAACTTCTTCTCGTATACGTTGTTCGTGGCGGTAGGGCTGTGGGTGACACGAAGTTTTTTTGCAAGATCAACAGCCCACTGCTTGGGAATCAGATGAGAATCCCTGAACTTTCTCAGTTTCCTCTTAAAATCAGCCTCCTTCACCTCGGCCCACTTCGTATCACGTATCCAGATCGTATTATCGATCCTTGAATCGTGGATATTCTGAAGAGTGTAGTCAAGCTGGATGAACTTGCCCATCGTCATGAAATCCATATGACCGCTGAACGCTGTCGCGATCACAGGTAGCTCGCTTGCAGCAGCCTCAAGTATTGGAAGGCCGAAGCCCTCACCACGCGTAGGAGCAACCAGCGCTTTGATCTTCGGATGCTTGTAAAGACCTGCAACGCTCTCATTTGACATGATGCCATGTATCACATGAACTTTGGGATACGGTCCTTTTCTAACTTCGCCAATAACTTTCTGGATCATCGATTGCACGCCGCCCCAATCCAACCGTGTCCCTCTTCCGATGTTGGTTTTTAGAACGATTCCAACGTTCTTATCATTCGCGAACTCTTCGCAAATCCACTTGATCGCGAAGAAAATGTTCTTCCTATCGTTGAATGGATTGTTACCTGTTAGAGTTCCTACGATAAGAAAGTTGAAATCAGTATCAAAATCTTCGTCGAATGTGCCTCTTTCTTCAAATATCTCCCTGGTGAAACTCTCACGAATCACATGAATCGGAACATTGACGCGCCCAGTGCTTCGCAGCGTATTTTCACAGAATGTTGATGGAACAACAACGTAGTTCATCCCATTGCAAGCATCGATCCAAGCTGGATTGCACCTATCTGACTCGACCACGGCTGTAACACCCACATTCACCTTGGCGAGCTTCGGATCCCACTCATTCGGAAGCTGAATCTGAAATGAACAGTCGAACGAGCTATCCACGTTGCTGGTGCGCTTCATCACCTCTCCGACAATTCCATCCTCTGCGTCTGGATTTATGCACCAGCTCGTTGAACCCCAGGGTAAGATCTGGGTTTTTACTTCAAGCTCTGGATGCTTCTCGATCAACCATCGAAATACCTGGCGCGCGTGGTTACCGTAACCAGACTCGCTTAGCAGCGGTCCACGAACTAAAACTTTCTTCATAGCGTGACCTTCTTCCATGCCTTGTATCGATTACGCCAATTTTTGATCGTATCATTCAGAGTGTCGTGCCACATATCGACCGTCTTCTGGTAGTTAAACTCAGATGCTGCGTATTGACGAGCTTTCTCTCCGAGCGTCACCCTCTCGTCAGGCGTCATCCTATACATGCTTTCTATGGCATCCGCAACCGTCTGGTTGGAAACGTAATCTTCATAGATGTATGGAACGACCTGGGACCCCACGCACGTCTTAAACTCCACAGGCAGTGCCAGCCCGTTCTCGCTACCATCGCGATAATCGACCACCTGCCTTGTCAGACCCCCTGTCTTGACGGCGATGATAGGACGACCGCACTGCATCGCCTCAAGAGTCGCAAGACCGAAGCCCTCAGCGTATGAGATATTAATACAAGCATCCGAGATATTATGAAGGGCATTCATCTTATCAAAATCAATACGATCCGTTGAAAAGACAACGCTATCGTTTACTCCAAAAAGATTGACTACTTGATGCAAGTTAGGACCTTCCTGGTCGGTCGGATCCGTGTGCATGATGAGGGTCGCATCACGATGACCCTCGGCCTCGATCTTTCGCCTGAACATCGACCACGCCTCAATAACGTCAGACGGACGCTTTCTCCTGGCATTCCGATTAACCCAAAATAACGTAAAATCATCTTTTCTATCCGGGCCGAGGATCTCAAGCTTCTTTGCTGCTCGCTGCTCACCACTTAAAGGATAGAAGATATCGTTCGGAAGAGCATGGGGAATAAAGTTTGTCTTCTCTGGAAAGTCCTGCTTGCAAATCTCATAGGTCAGATACGAATGACAGTTGATCAAATCTGTCGATTCGTAAAACCCTTGATTGAACTGCGGCTTCGGCCAGTTATCCCAAACGTGCCACCACGCAATTGGGCAGATCTGATGGATCTCATCCTCCATCTCAAAAAGCCAGAAGAAAAATCTTGGATCTGTGAAGATCAGGAGCAGATCAGGCTTCTCAGTTGCAAGAGTAACGCGGATGAGGTCCTTTGTTCCGAAGCCATCGATCGGCTTGATGATGAAATCGTCATTGACAACTATCGTTCTATAATCGCTGTGCTTCATCGCAGCACCGAACTGCCTAAACGACCACTCGCCCTTTTGAATGAGACCGTTAATGAGATGTCTAGTCTGCGTTCCTACACCAGACGTTGACAGTGCATGATCAGACAAGACCAATATCTTCTTTTTCTGCAAGAAATTGCCCTCTGCATCAAAACTATGATGTTCACAAAATAAGTAAATTAGGTGCAGTGCTCTGTGTTGAGGTACGGGCAGTAAGTGCATGACTGCCGATTCTTAACCTTCACACCCTTACGCATGCCAACGATCGTATTTGAGACGAGCTTGTTTGCCTTTTGCATCGCGACAGGTCCAACCGAGACGCTGAAGAGCTCAACGCGCTTTCCAGCTTTTGCGCCCTTCTTCAGGAGCACGTAACCGCACTTGACGTAACGAGCGCCGTCAAAAAGCTCCGTGTGCTTGTTCATCAGGTACGACTTGTAGAGAGCGACCTGGGCCAGTGTCAGAGGATCCTGCTTTTTCTCGATCCTCCATCCACCAGCTCCTGCTGTTTTCCAGTCAAGCACCCAGAGATCATATCCGCCCTTCTCCCGCGGAACCTTGATGATGCAGTCAACGAATCCCTTGAAGTAAGCATTTCGATCCTCGATAGATTCGTAAAGTGCTTCCTCGGCAGCGACTGTTTCCCAGCCCGGGAACTCAGAATCAAGCCATGCTGGCACCTCATCCAGAGCATCCTTCGCCCAGGTCGCCCACTTCTCAACCTCGGGAAACCCCCTAGAGTCCCAGGCAGAGACGATATCCATCAGGCAACGATCTGTATCCATCACCCGAGTCTTCAGGTAGCTTTCACAAGCTGCATGAACAGCTGTTCCAAAATCTAGATGCTCGCTCGGCTTATCAAGGTTGATCTTCTTGATCTGCTGGAGGTAATGCCTAAACGGGCATTCGTTCCAATTTCGAACCTCAGAATATGAAACGTGAGCCTTTCCGGTTGGCAGAAGATTGTCAGACAAGTTCTCTCCTAGACTTTTGCAATGCAGATCCAATCACCTGGTGCATATCGTAATACTTGTATTCAGCGAGCCTTCCACCGAAAAGCACATTGCTCGTGCTCTCGGCAGTTTCCTTATACTTTCTGTAGATTTCATTATTCTTGTCATCACCGATAGGGTAATAGGGAGTCTCGTCCCTGCTCCACTCAATAGGATACTCGCGTGTGTAGACGGTTGACATGAGCTTGTCAAGCCGCTCGGGAGTGAAGTGCTTGTGCTCGGTGATACGTGTGTATGGAACTGCTCTGCTCGTGTAATTCACAACAGCGATTCCCTGATGATCGCCATCGCGTTTCTCATGTTCGAATCTCAGCGAGCGATACTCGAGCTCTCCATGGCAGTAATCGAAATACTCATCGACCTTACCTGTGTAGACGATCCTCTTCGCCATTGAATCCCACTTGCTTCGATCAGAGAAATAGTCCTCTCCCAAGGCCATGTCACAGCCTTGCAGGAGGTTCCTGAACATCTCGGTGTATCCGTTCTGTGGGATACCTTGGTATGTATCATTGAAATAATTATCGTCGAATGTCAGTCGGATAGGAAGCCGCTTGATGATGGACGCGGGTAGGTCCTTCGGATCTCTCATCCACTGCTTGGTTGTGTATCCGTAAATGAATGTTTCATAAAGCTCAGCTCCAACCTGGGAGAGGATCCACTCCTCCAGATTTCGTGGATTCTCGCATGGAATACGAACCTGCTCAAGCTTCTGACGAGCCTCATCGGGTGTGTTCACGCCCCAGACCTGGTGCAGCGTCATCATGTTGATCGGAAACGAGAACATCCTACCGCCAAAGTTGACCTTTGGGCGGTAGGTGAAATTATTGAATTCTGCGACCTGATTGACGAACTTCCAGATCTTCGTATCGGAGGTGTGAAAAATATGAGGACCGTATTTATGAATATCGATTCCCTCACGTCTCTCAGTGTAGCAATTACCTCCAATATGATCGCGCTTGTCCATCACGAGGATAGATTTTCCTTTACGACGGGCCTCATGCGCGAATACGCTTCCAAACAATCCCGCGCCGACAATAAGATAATCGTACATAGCTTATATTAAGTTACATACGACCACTTTTCAAGGCTTGGGTTGACTTACCCACGCAGGTAGTCCTCTAAGTTTACCTTCGGACTCCAACCGAGCTCCTCACGAGCACGTACGTTGTTAGCGAGCGTCTCTCGAGTCTCACCAACGCGTTCCGGAACGTGGATCCAATCGTTGCCGATCATGCGTGCAAGTTCATTGATTGAGTAGTTCTTTCCCGTTCCGATGTTGATGGGACCGGTCACACTAATCTTCTCAGCCGCAAGAAAGTTAGCACGCACCACATCGGTAATGTGGGTGAAATCACGTCGCTGCTCACCGTCACCAACAATTGTCATAGGCTGTCCAGCTTCCATCTGACGCTTGAAGAGTCCCATCACCGGAGCATACTCACCCTTCAGCGGCTCACGGGGACCGTAGACGTTGAAATAACGGAGCGAGACTGTCGAGAGACCATAGAGCTTAGTGTAAAGGTCACAGATTTCCTCTCCCTGCCACTTAGAGAGTGAGTAGGGAGTCGCGCAACCTTTGGGCGCATGCTCGATGAAAGGAGGCTTGGATGCGTGACCGTAGTAAGATGACGAGGCTGAATAGACAACTCGCTTCACACCTGCTCGACGACTCATCTCCAGAACGTGTTGGGTGCCAATTACGTTGACAGAGAAACACTCGATCGGATTGTTGATCGTAGGTTGGATCCTGGATCGAGCTGCAAGGTGAAAGACCACGTCAACACCATGATACACACTCTCATGCAGGTTTCGAATGTCAGCAGCGATGTTTGTCGCTGCCTCGTTCCAGTAGAACTGGTCGTTCTGCGGAGCTGACTTGTCATCAACGCAGATTACCTCATCGCCACGAGTGACCAGAGCATCAACAACGTGAGAGCCGATAAAACCGGCTCCGCCCGTCACAAGCGCTTTCATTACTGCTTCCTTTTGCTCACAGCACGACCGACCTGCTTCTCCCAGTCACGATCATCAGGACCACGAACCTCGAGGTTCTTATCCCAAGCAGCTTGCATCACTGATGGCTTCACGCCATATTGACGGGCGACGCTCATCAGCGCGTTGATGTCCTTTGGAAAGCAGTTATGAGTAAAAATTCCGGTCTCGTATTCGCACCAATAGAGATCATCCTCTTTGATGTTTGAATCTAGCTCAAGGTTGTAGACGCTTCCATTGAAGCTCATGCTCTTAACGCCATCGACAGTAACACGCTTTATCATAACTTAACGCCTCTTTCTAGTAGTGAATTCTTAGTCAAGAGTTCAATTTTTACACCAGGATTACTTTCTAAGACGTAAGATAGCTTGTTTGATTGTAGTCTCAAAAAATAATCAGACTTAACTTCAATAAAGTAATTTTCTCCAAGCTTAAAGTCTGGGTAATAAAAACGCTCTTTTGTATTCAATGCCACAAGCATCGCATCTAAAGTAACAGACAGTTTTGCTCTTTGGGCTCAGCTGCTTATCAAAATTCTCATAACTGATCATCATATTTTAGATATGATGCTCGATGCTTTCCAATTATGCATTTAGGAAAATAACATCACCCCCAGCAATATCTGCAGCTCGAACTAAAATAATCTTGCTATCGCGCTCAATCGGTACGAGATGATCAGATGTACACCAGAATTTCTTTCCGTCGAAGGAAAGCTCGATCATCTCGCCAGAATAATCGTTCTTGACAACCGTTCTGATGCTCTTGATATTGCTCTCAGCAAGCGTGTGATTGCACGAAACTACCTCTAGATTCTTCTGACCACAGGAAAATCGTTCGTACAGTTCAGAAATCTTTATCGGCCTATTGTCGCTCATGGTAACAAGGGTTTCACCAGGAACGCAGTGTCCTCCAAAACCTCGAACGTAACGACCATCGTGAGTCGGGACAGGACCCGGAACAGACCAATGAGTTTCACCAAGGCGCGTGTCAAACTTCGCGTATTCTACCACCTTGTCGTAGTCGATATTGAGACCATCAGCGTCTAGAGCTTCACAAATCTGTGCGACCTCATTGGCAAAAGAGACCTTGACGGACAGCAGACAGTTGGTAACGTACTTGACCATCTCTGCCGTAGTCGAGCTCGTCTTGATGATTGGAACCTTTGGAAATGCTCTCTGAAAAACGTGCTTCACAGTATTGATGTACGGGCGGGGACCACCGAGAACAATTCGATTCTGCTCTCGCATATCATTGACAGCGTTCGCTTCGGTCAGGAACTCAGGATTGAACACAACATGCAGACCCCTATCGTTGAACATCCCGTTCCAGCGCTCCGTTGCACCGGGCGGAACGGTCGACTTCACGACAGCGATACGCTCAGGAGAGTCCGACAAGTAAGGGGCTAAAGCGAGAAGCTCCAGAACGTCCTCAACGATTGACACGTCAGGAGATCCGTCCTCATACATGGGAGTCGGAACGCAGACAAAGTACACTCCCGTGAATCCGGGTGTTCCTTCACACCCTTTCGCAAATTCGGAGATTGATCCAGGACAGATGATCTCATCATTAAGATTTCTCTTGAAAGTATTGATACCACCAGGCGCCAGCTTACCTGCCCTGTCGTAAACAAACACAGTTTCGCCACGTTCGGAAAAAACTGTTGTGAGGCTCCCACCTACGAAGCCTTGACCAATTACGCCGATGCTCATTTGGGCTCCTTGATTACTATTTTCCCTTCTGCATCAAGAATTTTCAAGATCTATTCGGACTGATTCTTCCAGTGATCAACCATCTCGGCTATCATAGCTTCAAAAGTGTATTCAGGTTCCCAACCCAAAAGTTTCTTTGCTTTTGAGGGATCACCACAGAGGTAGTTGAGCTCTTCAGGACGCCTAAAACGATCATCAGTAACTACGTAGTCCTTGTAATCGAGGCCAAGCTGTCTAAATGTAACTTCACACAGATCTCGAACTGAATGAGTCCGACCCGTAGCTATCACAAAGTCGTCAGGAGCATCGTGATTGACGATCATACGCATTCCCTTGACGTAATCCTTCGAATGTCCCCAGTCACGATATGAATCAAGGTTTCCAAGAACTAGCTGATTAGCTTTACCCTTATAGATTTGAACAGCAGTCTTAACGACCTTATTGGTGACAAAGTTCGTTCCACGACGCGGAGATTCATGATTGAACAAGATACCATTGCAAGCATGAAGATTGTACGCGTGTCTGTAATGCCTTACGAGATTGTATCCAAGTAGCTTGGCGCACCCATATGGACTAACGGGCTTCATCTGCGTTGATTCATTCTGCGAACCATTAGCTTCAATCGAGTTTCCAAACATCTCAGATGATGAAGCTTGATAAAACTTAGCTTTTGGAGCTATGTTGCGATACGCTTCAAGAACATTCAAAACACCGTTAGCGTTCGTCTGAATCGTGAATGCTGGGATATCGAAGCTTATCCTCACGTGGCTCATAGCTGCTAGGTTGTATATCTCGTCAGGCATTACCTCACTCATCACGTGATTGATCGAGAAAGGATCCAGTAAGTCACCGTAGAACGTGGTGATCCTGTTGGAGATATGTCGAATACGTGCGTCCTGATTTTCAGCCACAGAATGACGACGAGTTATCCCAAAAATCTCATAATCAAGATCGAGAAGATGCTCAGCTAGATAACTTCCGTCCTGTCCCGTAATTCCTGTGATCAAAGCTCTCTTTTTCATGCGTTACTTCCTAAAGAGTCGATGAGATGATAGATCAAAATAATTCAAATGACCGCCAGTATCTTCATTGACCTCTGGTAGCATGTCCATCAGTATGATACCTCGAGCAGCATCTTCTGGCGTCATGTAGAAATGCCATCCCAACTGCTGAATGTGACCATCAGACATGTATGGAGTCGTCAGGTCTCTTCCGTCGTAGGTCGCAAGCTTCAGCCATCTGTAAGCCTCTTCACTGTCAGTGAGTATCACGCCGCCCTTTCCGATGGGCAACCGCTTCTTAATCTGGAAAGACACGACTTGCAGGGCGTCTCCACCTACGTACATGCCCTTCGTGAAGCGAGTCGCAGCGTCAAAAACAGGCCAAGGCTTCAACTGGTAAATTCCGCTCCATTCGACGTCTTCAAAAGCGACATCACAACCTGCATGCGAGATCTGCATGGGAACTGATACGTACGTTCTGTTTGGTATTGTCACCGTCCCAGACACGCTAAGGTACTTGAGACATAGAAATAGAGCATTAGAGCAGCAATCAACAGTGACTGCAAACTTACTTCCAGCGAATTTGGCTAGCTTTTCCTCGAACATCGAGACAATATCACGAGGATCATCCCATTCATATCCCTTCTGCTTTATGAGATCAGGTTCAGGACGCTGGAACTCCTTCGGAAGTTTCCCAAGTGGCCAACTGTTGTATTGAAATTTACTCATTTTATCCCCTTGTGCACTCGATGTTCAGGCTGATCAGAGTGCCGTTGTCCTTGTCCATGTGAGGCAGATAGGCTTGAGAATGATCGTCGAACATATGGTGATCGGTCTCTCTCCAATCATATCGTCTAACATTTTCAAATCCACTGCTATGAAGAGTTTTCTGTAGCAAGTTGAAATCATAGGTTGTCCTATGGTAGATGGTTTCATGCCCCATGTTCATTCTACCGTAAAGAGGACCAAGAAATCTTTCTAGCGGATACTGACCTAATGTGTACAGCCTACTCATCGTCTCAAAATCAGGAACGGCTACTCTTAAAATTCCATTTTTCTTAAGAACTCTACGCCACTCTATTAGAACATCGTTTATCTCGACAAGATCGAAATATTCAATGACATGCGATGCGTAAATCAGATCTATCGACTCATCATCAAGCTGAAGCTTCGTGATGCTTTGATAGTCCAAATGCATATGATCTCCTCCGTCGATATGGATCCAGTCTTTTCCAAAGTTCCTGGAGCCGCACCCAATGTTTATCTTTTTCATGATGTACCTCAAATGAACACTTTGTCGAGAGCTTGTCCTTGATACGGCCCCGTCTTGTATTCAAGAACTTTCGTATCTTCCTCAAGTATCAGGTAATTGTGACCGCCTCTTAGCGTGATGCTCACATCATGCTGCCTCAACACTTCTTCACAAAGAATACTATCATCAATATCGTATAAGATAACTTTCACAGAGCCTTTTAGGACGACCCACGACTCCTGCGCGATCGCCTGCAAGTTGTGCTGTTTTAAAACATGTTTGTGAGGCTTGAATGTTCTACCTTCGGGAAGATTAAGAACCGAAAGCTGTATGAACTCGTTATCAGGAACTACATTAACTCTCTCTAACTCTTCTAATTCACATGACCCTCTGATAATCATGTGAAGGTCTTTCCCGTCAATTCTCGACTTAATATGTTGAATGATCATTTCGGCACTCTCAGTGTATCGTTTATGGCAGCGTCTATCGTGGGAAAGAGACTGTACTTCGTAAGAAGCAAGTGTCTAGCTTCTTCGATAGCTCCCAAATTTTCCTCACGTAGATTAGATTTGCTTATCTCCATAATCTTATCCTTCGCATGTGGATTTTCAACGTCTACGCGTACAAATGAATTGCTCGGGAAGAACTTCTCGATGTTCGGACAACCCCAATAGATTGGCATGGTCCAGCATAGCAGCGGATCTGCAAATTTTTCGCTGAAGTAGTAATCGACAGCTCCATTTTCTATCGAAAGGTTGTAGCGGTACTGGATTAGACCTTGATCTTTCTGCTTGTGAGGAAGAGATGATTTAAACGGCCCCGTGTTCTCTCGTCCGTTCGTTATGCGCCCCCATATCTCCACATCGTGTGGATAGCTTTCCGCTATCTGATTTATCAAATTCACACGTGATATGTGACCATTGAACCAGCGCTTGCCCGAATCGATTATGGACAGGTTCTTACTTTTCTCAAAATTTTTGAGAGATGTGAGCTGGTCGTGATTCAGCTTCAACCACCACGTCACCCCGTTCCATGAATTTCTGATCTCGTGGTGGTAGACCCTTCTACACATCGAGTCTGGCCACAAGCTCAACCCAACATGTGTTGGTTCCCTACCGAAGAAGATCACTTTGCTGCTATCGGTAGGCTGGGTTGATCCATCCATCGCGATCTGATAATCAGCGATCGATGGATCATCGACCAGCTCAAAGTCTCCCCACCTCATCATTTCGCCGGGAGATAGCTTCTTGTACTCGTCCATCATCTGCCTGATGGACATACCCCAATTGGGCATGATGCAAACTTTCTTCATGAACAATTCTACACTAAAATTTTTAGATTGAAAGTTCACAAAGAGATGACACTACGAATTATGATTTTCTAGAACGAAAAAAATCAAGCTAAAATTTGATTGTGACGCTAGCAGCGTCTTCCATGAACTTTTTAACTTTGTTTAGCGACGTAGACTCAAGGTCAAGATTCATACGATCCATCTTGTTCATAATCGAGTCAGGGATTGTTATGATCTGGCTCTTGGTGTGATCGCCCTCGATGTCAGTCGACAGAAAATTGACATTATGGCGCTTGAACTTTTCTACTAGCACAGTGCCGATGCTGCCGTTAGCTCCTGTGATCAGAACTCTCTCATTCAAATTTTCTAATCTGTTCTCAATGCTTACGAGCTGTTGAAGCTCTTTTCTACCTAGAACTTTCTCGAGTGAAAGTTTGTCCATAATCTTAGAATCCTCCCTTAATCTTTTTGTCAAAAACTTTCAAATTATCAGAATCTCTTTCCAAGCAAATAGAATCGCAGCTTGGATAAGGATTGGAGTTCGAGAAGTCATTCACTATCAATCTCTTAGCATGCAGAAGATCAAAAATAATATGATCGTATTTTATACCGATTCTTTCAAGTTGCTCTTCAGTTTGAGATTTGAATCTGCTTGACCTTGCAGTCGTGAGTATGAGTTGAGTTCTTCCATCTTTTTTTATATCTTTTAGATACTCTACATTTTTATGTAGAGTGTCAGTCTCTCCCCACACTGGAGCAAAAAACTCTGAGGAATTCTTCACAATCACTCCGTCGATATCGATAAACAGAGTTTTGAAAGTGCTCTTGTAACCAAGCCAATCTTCAAGTGTTCCCCAATCTTCGTAACCGCCACATGTCTTTCCAAAAAACACCGTATTTTTGTTGAGCATCATATGAGAAATGACATGGGAAACATATAAGTCTGGTAGATGTTTGATTTCATTGAAAGATTCAATAAATTGCTTGCTGGACCTGAACGAATAACCTCCTACGCAGAACGTTTCAGAAATTACTTTTTTCTCAGCTATTGAAATGATTTCAAAATTATCATTCACAATACAGTAACTCTTGTTCGTAACATCAGATCTCTTAGCTGACGAAATGTTCGCCAGAACTATCTCGTTTTCTGAATTTAGACCAACAGAGAATTGATTATCGCAATCTTTGATAAAGAACGAAACGTCCGACTGTAATGATTCGAGATATTTCACGACAGTTTCTGGTTGAGAGCTTGTTTTTTCTTTTAGCGAGAAAATCTCTACGTCGTGAGATATGCCAGCATTAGAAAACGCGCGCTTGATTCCATCTTCGTTTCCTACCGTGAATTTTTCTAATGCGATCAGAACAATCTTATCAACTGGCGATAGATCAAGCTCTTTGATCGCATCGCAAACCATAAGACTACCGTTGGGCTGCGTTAAAAGCCACTTAGGCCTGACTCCTGGAAATCTACTAGACTCTCCCGCGCATGGTAATATTAGAAGCAAATGAAATTTCCTTTATGATAGACTCTAGCAAAAATCCTAAGATATGATTCTTTTCAGTATATGGGACAATACGAAAAAGGCTAAGCGCTTGAATCTTTTTCAAAGTCTTCAAATCAATAGACGACTTTAACTTGTCAAACATCAGATTTTCAAAGTACTTCCATCTAATTTTGACGCCCGATTTATCGCATGAACCGTTGTAGTGGTGAACGCTCCATTGGTGCTCCGTATCCTGAAGTATCTTAGCAAAATCCTCGTATGGAGTTTCAATCGGTGGATTTAGAAAGTCTATGAAAAATACTTCATTGTTTTCGCTTATCAGAACATTTGAGAAAGTCAAATCTCCGTGACATTTCCCCGTCAGAATATTGCTCGGTAGATCGTTCAACAAAAAATTTTCAATATTGAGCAATGTCTCGTGATTCACTTTCTTTTGATCAAAAGCTTTTTTAGAAACGTCGAGCACTTTTCGCTCCCATCTTTCGATTGGAAATTGTTGCAACAACGATTCTTCAAATTCGTCTTTGATAAAATCAGTTATGATATCACAGACTTTTTCGTAAGTCTCATTCGAAGATATCCCAGTGAACGTTACAAAATCGAAAGATTTAACGTATTGCATCTCTACAATGTAACGATCATTATCGATAATTTGCTTAATAACTTTTGGAGACTTAATCAACGTATGATTAAAGTCAACCTGCTTTTTTATTTGCTGCGACAGCCTGTCTGAAATTTCAAGATTGCAAGATTTTCTGACAATCGGAAGATTTTCTGAATCCTGAACGATATCGACTGGACAACCTGAATTTCCGACGATTTTTATCATTTTAGTGTAAAGACTCTATCTTCTGTCCACGGCTTATCAAATTTTCTTCTAAGAAGAACAGTGTAGTCGAATCTATTCACATTCAAATCATGAATTGACAACCACAAAAGAGCATTTTCTAAAAAACTCTGCACGTCGAAAGTCTCTTCCTGCTCCTTGGTGCAAATGAAAAAAATGTCGTATTGATCAAGATCACCAAAACTTTCTAAGGTCTTTTCAATGAAAGTTATATCTCCAATTTTCAGAAATGGCTTAAATACGCCACCGAAACGATCTCCTTTCCCAGCTATTGGAAAGAGAAGGTTGATCTTGCTCATGTGATACCTCAGTAAGAATACTTGCTTGGAATCGTTATGTCAACGTTAGGTTTTCCCCATGGATTTTGTCTCAATCCGAATCTTCTTAGAAGCCCATAACTTTCATATTCTAATCCGTAGCAAAAGATTTGTTGGTCTAACCCAATTTCTTTTAGCCTGTATCTCCAGATTGGATGACCTGAGCTGATATTCGTTACATCTAATCCCTTAGATTTGAGAAACTTGATATATTCACCTTTCTCAACGTCAAAATAGTCGTTTAATCGCTCGTTGATTCTTAAAAACAATCTCATATTTTCAAGACCCGACACGAACCAAACATCGTTGAATCCCCAACCTTCATGATTTAGATTCCAGTGACTCACATAGAAATTTTTTGGATCTAGTAGCTCAAAATTAAATTTTTCATAGAAGATGCAGTCATACCTTGTTATCATCACCAAATCATACGAATCATCCACAAGATCAATACAAGATCTCAAAGAATGAAACTTAGAATAGTTATTCCTTAAACCAATCTGCGTGCTCCATGGACCGTCTGGAACAAAGTTGTAATGCTTGTATGGATGATCAAATGTTATCTGTTTTTCAACCACATATCGCTTTGGCTTCACAGATTCTATCATTCTAGACGTCTCGATCTCATTATCATCCCAACCATGTAAGAATACGTCAGTCTTATCATTCAAAACATTTTCTTGAAGAAATTTAAGAGGCAGATCAAATCCCTGAATTTCATTCCTGTCGTTTCTTCCTGTAAATTTTCCGTACAGACAAATTGCGATTTTCATCTTATACCTCAAGTTTTTCTATAGTTGATTTTGCTTCTATGATATTATCTTCAATTGAGCAGTAAGTCCATGAACCATAACGACCGATCGAGTATACGCCCTTATTATTGTGCTCATAGCACCAATTTTCAAAAGCTTTCTTTGAATTCTTAGTGATATGAACGTAAGCTGGGTTCATCAATAAGAATTGCCCGTCGACCAGCTTATGAGAGGTGATAATGTTTTTCCTTTTCAAGTCATCAAGAACTCGATTCTTCAGATCATTAGCATCAACTTTCTCTTCTTTCTTTAGTCCAATTTCTACGTATAAATTCATCCTATCATCAGACAGGATATTGTTGTAGAATCCGACTCGATAGAAGACCTCGCTGCCAGGAAAGTATCTCCAATGCGACTTTATATCCGTCCCTCTGTCAAACCCAAGGTTGAAGACTGCAACTTTGTTAGAAGTTAAGTTGCACTGATAACCTGACATTCTCATGAACGAATCGAATGGTAGAGTGTTGATCAGATTGTTGAATTCAATTTGACCGTTAGAAGTATAAGCTAACTTATTCTCTAAATCAACTCTTTGAACTTCGCACTTTGTGTGAATTTTAGAACTATTAACTCTTTGTAATATTGATTTGACGTATTCGTAACTTCCTTTGATCGGATACATAAATGTGTCGTTGTATGACTTTTCTGACTTTTTCTCAGCCAGTTCGATCAAAGTTAGTTTTTTTGGGAAAAATCTACCCATAGAATCGTGATCCAACTCATCCAGGTCGCAGGCATAGAGCTTTTCGTTGTAGGGAATTAAGAACTTATCGCAAATTCCATTTCCCAACGTCGATTTCACATATGACTTGAAAGATTTTTCGTCAATCGACGTACAGGCTGAAAGATCTCTAATACATTCTGAGTAATCATCATGTGGTAGTTGATGAATGTTATGCTGGAATGGAAAGTCTACAATTGTTCCTTTGTAATCAACATCAGTTATCTTGTTGACAGTCAATATCTCACATTCAACATTTGAGAGAACATAATCTTTGATTTCAGGATTCTTGAAATGAAAAAAATGACCAGAGTAATCCCATACAAACCCATTCCTAATGGTAGTCCTGCAGTATCCACCGGGTATCTCATCTTTCTCTAGAACAATGTAATTATCAGACTTTGAAAAAGATGCTGCTGCTAGACCAGTTATTCCGCCGCCTATGATCAATGTATTAACTTTCAAAATCAAGCTCCTATCTTCGTTATAATGCAGGAAGCTTGTTCACCATCGGGAAGGTGGGCAATCCACTTAAACTGTACTTTCATTTCATCCACGAATTCCATGAAAGCTTTATACTCGTGATTCTCCCATTCGTGGTAAATCCCATCTCCATTGTGAATTTCATCAAAAATTATTACCGTACCTTCAACAATTCTTCTTTTGCAATTATCAAAGATTGTTTTTGTGGAAGAATACAAATCACAATCAATGATAAGGACTGATATCTTCTCATTATGAGTTTCAATGAATTTTGGAAGAGTTTCATTGAATAGTCCAACAATCATCTCTGAACCTGATATTTGTGGGATTACTCCGTTCGTTGAAAACGCACCAGGAGCATGGCTAGCCCAAGCTTCAGGTAAACCGTAGAAAGAATCAAATCCAAAAATAGGCTTACACTCGTTTGGCATCATGTTAACGTAATGTCTAGTTGTGTCTCCGGTAGCGACGCCAAATTCGAGCCAAAGACCATTAATTTTAGCATGTTCTAAAACATACTTAACGTATGTTTCGTATCTATCATCAAAAGATGAGCAGTTGAATGGTTTAGAATTGCTAAAATCTATTGTCATTTTAATCTCCAAAAATTATCTGCATCCAATCGGGACCGCAGTACTCATAGTAACCCCATCTTTCATCCATTATGTTTTCAAGACGATTGACTCTATCAAATTGAGAGCAGAAACTTTTCATTGCTCGCACGTCCTCAGCTCTGATTCCTCTCGTGTTTATGATTCCAGGCCAACCACGATCGCTTATCATCTCAATTTTCTTAATGGACCATCGATCTTTGGTGCCAATGACCCTGTAACCATCGTTTATTGATAGCTTGCTTCCGCTCATTTCCCAGTCCCAAGGAGACCAATCTCTTCTCATATTTTTCAAGAACCAAGATCTGTTCCAGATAGAAAACGCTCCAGCTACACGGTAAGAACCGTCTTGCTTCAACTCTAAAAACTCTACTCCATTTTTACTTTGATAAGGAACAACTTCGGATGGATGCCTAGCATATTGCATCGAACACTGGAGATCTATACGACCAACATCATCGCTTATTGAATCAACGCATGCATTGAGAGCTGTGATATCAACGGGTCTTGCAATCGCAAAATCTTCGATTCCAAAGACGAAATTGCTGTCCTCTATGCTAGAAAAGTAATCGATCATGTAGTTCGACCAGCCTCTAGCTCCGCCTGCCTGTCTCTCATCCAAAGATATGAATTCAAAATTTTGATGAAGCTCAAAATTTGGCTTTTGAAAGCCTAAGACTTTAACCTCGATGTCCGGACTCCAGTATTTGTTGAAGAAATACTGGAAATACTTCAAGATGAACGCGTTTGAGTCACAAGTTGGAATGTACACTTTCATTTTCATAAACTCCTATGATTTAGTGACGCCCCAGTTATCAACTTAATGTCAACGTTGTCTTTCTCTTCTGATCTTATTCTCTTCATTCTGATCAAGGAGTCTATCGATATCAACTTGATACCATGACAGTAGAAATGATTTCTCGGATTCATAACCAGGTTATCGACATGCTCTTGATAGTGGACGTCAAGGTATCGGTTGTGTGAGGAGATCAGTGAGCTTATTGTCTGTATCGATCGATCACGATGCAAGTAATCAACGTCCTTGGCTTCACGTAGACCATAGGCGGCCATGATCATGCTCGCTGTGATGCAGTAGTCCAGATGATTGCTTGGGAGTTCAGACCTGAACTGCTGTAGAAAATTTTCGAACTGCGATGTTGGTTGCGCGTGATTCAGGAAATGAACGCTGTTCGCGTTAAAGACGGCACAGGCGATCCGCTTAGCCTCATCCCATGTATCGTTGATGTGAACTGAATGCTTTCCAACGTTGTAGAAGCCTCTTATCTTCTCCTTGCAATCAACAGCTTGCTCGACGCTCATTCTAACGAGGAAAAAGTGAGTTGGAGCATCATCAGAATTGCCGTAGCACAGATTAGACTTTTCACGATAACCAGCTCCACCGTTGGACTCAGCCCAAGCTTCGCGGTGATACAGCTCTTTCATCAGGTTAACTTGACCTATATCGCTGAAAACAATCTCTTTTTCGTAGAATACCTCGAAAGATTCGCGTAGAGCTCTCCTAACCTCATTCACGCCACCTTGACGAACGGCTGATGGGAACAAGCAGACAACCTTCACGTCATCGAACAGCTCAACAAATTCCAGCGCGGCTTGATCTGCGAACCATGGATCGATCACATGACCATCACGCGATAGCGACTTGAAAAAGTACCACGAGCAATCAAGCTGACCATCTCTCTGATCATTGCTCTTACGACATAGGACGTCACGTGAGTAGTACAAGCACGCAGCAGCCCTGTGTGATCCATTCAGGAGATTATTACCGAGCATCGGTACAGGAGAGCAACTGGGATCATACCCTCTGCTTCTTATCGAGTCGATCAGCTCGTAGAATGTATCACGAAACTTCTCGTAACTGTTCTTATCGGGATTATCGTACTCTACAAAATTGTTCCAAACTTTGAGATGGTTCTTGTAAGCGTCTTCATAGAACGAAGTGCGAAAGTTCATATCGTGTGATTTCACGAACATGTACTTTAGTATAACGTCGAACCTGTTGCTCAGGTTAATGAGACGTGGATTCACAAGGAATGAACTCAATTTCTATTTCCTCTCGTATCTTGCTTTTGCTCGAATTTCACGCTCAAACCTCAGCTGCCTTTCACGGTAGATTCTATCGTCCGACAGAGGATTGTTACGATTGTAGCAGTAGAGAACGTACGGTATGAAGCAGCTCCTCTCCCCTGCCATCTCGATCATCGGAAACATGTGAGCAAGATCCCAGGTAACGTCGTAGTATTTACCGTTGCTATCTCTTAAATCATCATCTTTCACAGATGACCAGAGATGGGATTTGAAAGTTCTTAGATGACTCATCACCCATGGCTTGCTACGATAATCACATGTGAAGTGCCACTCAGCTGGCATCGGTTGTGCCATACCTGGAGCACCGGTAGGCCACTCAACATAACTTCCCCACGTCATCCAACATCCTGTCTGCTCGTAGGCGCTTCTTACGATCTGAAACACGAGAGGACCGTAGAGCCAGTCATCACCGTCGATCTGCACAAGAATTGATTCTGGCTCACTATCAGCGCCAAGCTCTTTGAATCCATCTACAAAATTTTTGAGAGCTCCAACTCGTTCGGAATTTAGCTTAACTTTAAACTTGTCTCGAGCTTCTGGTCGCAGAGCTTTAATAGTTGATTCAATCTGATCCTGTGTACCATCATCTGACGCATCGTCGATTATGATGCAGCTCCACGGAGAGTCATATTGCTGATCTGCAATTGATACAATACACTTCGAGATCCAATCTTTCGCGTTCCTTACAGGGACCATCACTTTAATGCTGCTGATCAAATGAACTCCAGTGTTCTCTTCCAGAACACATTTCTTCTATTATAGAGCCACTGAAGCGTGAAGTTCACGTCAGGATGCTCTAGCCACTCCTCACCGACATGCTGGACATTCTCATTAGTTACGACCTGACAACCCAGCAGCTTTGCCTCAGTGACCATACGATTCGAGACGTCAGCGCCCCTCGGAAGGCAGATGAACCCCTCGGCGTTTGCCATCGATTCCAGCACCTGATCGGGGGTCATTCCCTTGATCAAGCTGTAGCTCTTGCCGTTCTCCTCGAGCCACCTCTTCGCGTCATCGGTTCCCTTGATCCAAGAGTCTGAGTCAAGGGTGAGCCACCCTGATTTTCTACGAGAAGACAGCGAGCTGATCAACGGAACAATCTTGTGAAAAAACTCATCTCCAAATACCGCAGATAACACAGAGCAGTTGGCTGATTTTAGACTAGGAAATCTATCAAAGTACCTCTGCATATGACGCTGGGAGCAGAACCAGACCTGCTTAGCCCTGAGATAGAACTGCTCAATGAGCTTACCCCACGGATGCTGCTCACAGTGGCACTCCTCACCGCCCTCTATCCGATGCCGCTCAACTGACCTCCACCTGCAGAACTTATAGTCATGCTCGAACACGGAGTAGCTGATATTGGATACGGAGAAACCATGTATAAATCGTGGATCTAGATGAGCAAAATTCCCGAAAACCCAGTGCGCCTCCCGGTGAGCCTCTATGTGCTCCGGGGTCAGCTGGTTCGATCTCACGATGGCAAAGTCCACAGGAGCTGATCTGTGGAGAGCGTCCATGGAAAGCTCAGCTCCACCCACCAGGTCACTGAGCAGGAAGTCCTGAACGAATATCACTTTGAATTTCTTCTGCTCAGGGACTTGAAAAGGGCTCGAGCTAAACATCACATGGAATTTTAAGAGGCGGAGCGAGAAATTAAATCACACCTGATCAGGAGGATCTAGCAACACACCCACCTATGCCGTCGGTGCCCATGGCGCCGCGACGCTACCACCCGTCCCAGATCCAGAAGCACCCGCTGCGTCCGCCTTCCACCGACAAGGTCCCCTTGGAAGAAGTCAACTACAATCGCAAGACCCTATCTCAATGCACCAGTCCCTTAAGTTGATTAAAAATAAGGGAGCGTCCTCAGCGTGTATGGTCATTCCTGAATCAGAATGGGAGGGTGCCGCCACAAACCACTCGCCAGACCGATCCGTCAGACTGCAGCTCGACCCACTCGCCCTTGCCGAGCGTGACGCTGCTTGTCACTGTGTTTCCAAAGGTGGCGATCTTTGGTGTCTGGAGGTCGCCGCCCGTCACAGTGAGCGTATGGTCCCCAGCAGTGGCGTTCAGGATGGTAAGAACTCGATTGGCTCCGTGTTCTGCACTGGCCGGGTCGGGCAGGGTGAGCGCGCCGTTCGCGGAGGTCGACGGTGCGTACCTGATGTACCTGTAGCCATTGTAGTCCGCAGCGGCGACCGTGCGGGTTTGGAAGCCCGGCGCCGGGTCAGCCCCTGCCGTGGGGAGCACCGAAGTTGTGTAGAGCTCCTCCTCGTAGCGGAGACTTCTTACAATCACTCGTGAATCGTCGCCCTCGTCCTGGCTACCCACCGCGGGCCCGATCGTTACGGTCACCTTGCCTGTCGAGTCCGCCGCCACGCTTGTGCCGATGTTGATCGTCTGGGTGGCGCCGGAGGCGGTGGCGCCGTTGCCGATGGCGATCGTGTTGGTCGCGGTCGACCGCCCCAGCGTGATTATTCCCGTTCCGCCTGTGCTTCCCAGCGTTACAGCGTTTGCAGCCCCGCCGATGTTGAGGGTCGTGGCATTTGTATTGAACAGCGCTGCAATTCCTGTCGATGTCGTGGTGAGGTTACCACCATCGACCGTGAGATTGCCTTCGACTGTGACGTTGGCACCCGAGAATGTCAGCGCATCTGTAGACGGGCCTGACTTGATGACCAGCTGACCTGACGAGTTGGTGAAGCGTCCGAACTCGCTGTTGTTGTCCTTCAGGATGATGTCGGCACCATCGGCATCGAGGATGATGTCACCCCCTGCGTCAAGAGTGATTTCGCTAGCAGAGTTATTGATCTGGGCAATTGTCGGTGTGGTTAGGGTCTTGTTCGATAGGGTGCTAGTCGAAGAGACTGTGACGACGCTTGCACCTTCGACCGTGAGATTGCCTTCGACTGTGAGATCGCCTTCGACTGTGACGTTGGCACCCGAGAATGTCAGCGCATCTGTAGACGGGCCTGACTTGATGACCAGCTGACCTGACGAGTTGCTGAGGCCGCCGAAGGTGGTGCCGTCGTCCTTCAGGATGATGTCGGCACCACCGGCATCGAGGACGATGTCATTATCTGCGTCAAGAGTGATATTAGCATTATCGGGACTGTTGATCTGGGCAATTGTCGGTGTGGTTAGGATGGGTGAACCGGCGAACACCAGCGAACCGCCCGTGCCCGTCTCACCGGTCACCGCTGCAGCAAGGTTAGCGGATGTCGGTGTCGCCAAGAAAGTTGCTACGTTGCTGCCCAGCCCAGTCAAACCGCCTACCGGGAGGCCGGTGCAGTTAGTGAGAGTTCCAGCAGACGGAGTGCCAATGTTGGGAGTTGTTAAAGTTGGTGAAGTAAGAGTCTTGTTCGTTAGGGTGTCGGTCGAAGAGACTGTGACGACATTCACACCCTCGATGGTTACTACACCAGCAGAGCCTCGAGCTATCGTGGTGTCGCTGGCGTGCCCGAGCTCGATGACGCCGGTGGTGGTGAGGGCGGCGATGCCAGAGACATTGTTCGAGCCATCGATTGTCACGCCGGAGTTCTTGATCGTCTTGCCGTCGGTGCCGCTGAAACGAGCAACGGCGTCGGCTGTTGCGCTCGAGGGACCGACGACGTCACCCTCGCCGCCGCCGAGCGTGAGATCAGTCTCCGTGCCCGAGTCATTCTTGAAGTACAGCTTACCATCTGTCTTCGCGTAGATGGCTCCCTTTCCACTTGCGGGTGTTGATGCTGCAGAGGACTGTTCGCCCACCTGCAGAACGCCTGAGACGACCACATCACCTTTGAACGCGACAGCTCCATAAGAACCGGCTGAGTCGGCGCTTTTCTGAGTTCCTGAGACAAACATCCACACATCGCTGCCTGTTCCCGCGAAATGTGCAGCGGTGAAGCTTCCAGAAGCGTCAGTCGCAGAACCTAATCCGTAGACAAGAAGGGGGCTGGTGCTTGTGCTACCAGAGTTAATGACTTGATTAACTCTTAGAACTTTTGCGCTGAAATCATTGATAGCCACTAGGTCACCTCAATCGCGTGAATGTGAACAGAATCGCTGTTCGCGACGGAAGCTTTTATAACAACTTGGGAGATGTTGACAGAATCAATGTACACGTTGAAGTTTCCCCCTAGTCCAACGGGAGTGACTGTTACTTTCGGTATGCTGGTAAAAGCTGCGCCGGTGAAAGTGTGTGTTATAGTGTCGCCGCCTGCAAATGAGACCTCAGCTGTCTTAATGGTCGCTGCCAAGTTGCCCTCCGTTTCTGACAGATAGAAAAGTTGCGGCTCGCGGCGGATGAACGGATACGTCTTCTTGTATCGTTGTAGGTCTATCCTTGTTGGCATGAGCCGATCTCCAGCTCTAAATATGCTGGACTAAAGCATCTGGCCTGCAAGCGTCGCAAGATCAGAGCGTTCTCCCTTCTCAAGGGTGACGTGTCCAGTGAGATGAGATGTCTTCAACTTTTCAACAGCGATAGTAAGTCCGTTCGAGTAGCTGTCGATGTATGGAGTGTCGATCTGATCGATGTCTCCGAGCAGGACGATCTTGCTACCTTTACCAGTTCTTGTGATGACGGTCTTCAGCTCATGGATAGTCGTGTTCTGAGCTTCATCAACAATGATAAAAGCCTCGGCAAACGTTCTACCGCGGATGAACGCAAGCGGTGCGATGTCGATGTCACCTTTCTGGCGCATCATCTCAAAGTAAGTTGAGTCGCCGTAAGCTTGCCTAAAGTTATCGACAATTGGTGAGAGCCAAGGAGCCATCTTTTCGTTTAAGTCTCCAGGCAAGAAACCGAGCTCTTTACCAACAGGTTCGATGGATCTCGTGATCACGATTCGCTTGTATATTTTCTCATTGAAACCCTGCATAGCAGCAGCAAGCGTAAGGAAAGTCTTTCCGCTACCAGCGAGTCCTGAGAGTGAGACCAGCGGGATATCGGGATCCGTTAAAGCGTGCAGGGCAAACTTCTGCTCCTTGCTTCGAGCATGAATTCCACTGCACCTGTAGCTAATAGGAACGAGTCGACCTGATTTATGAACTGCGAGAAACGACTTCTTGGGATCGACATCAGACACCGCATGCACAAATTGATTCGGAAACAGCTCAGGCATCCAGTCAGCTACCTGCAGCCCTTTGTCTGCGTGGAACGCATCGATATCACAATCTAAGAGCTGGATGAACTCCTGACCAGAGAACATCTTCTGACCTTCTTTCACGCTGCGAATATGGTCGCGAAAATAATCCTCAGCGATCAAACCCAGCGCATCACATTTGACCCGGAGATTGATGTCCTTTGTCACGACCTTGACCGGTGTCCCTGCGTGATGCTTCTGGAGGCCTAGGGCTACTGAGATGAGTTGATTATCACCCTTACTCGGGTCGAGGCCTGAGGGTGTCTGGACGCCCAACGGACTCAGCTCACTCTCAACCCTGATCGTCTGCTCACCCTCGATCGTGACACCATCATAAAGGTGACCTCTGGCGCGCAGATTATCGAGATATCGATTAACGTAGCGCGCGGATGAACCTATAAGGTCCTGACGCTCCTTGAACCTATCAAGCTCTTCAAGGACAACTATGGGAAGAACAACGTCATTTCCTGGAAAAGAGTGGATACTCTGCATATCGTGAAGCAAAACCGAAGTATCAACCACCAGAATCTTGCGAGTGCTCAACTTTTTCCGTCGAGGATGAAAATACGATCCTCTCTAGTAAAAATATCATCCAAGAGTAGAAAAGCAACGCTGCTCGGAGACTAAAATGAATGATGTCATAACGAATACGACATGCTTCAATGAGCATGACAAGAGGGGCATATCATGCTCGAAAAAGACCTGCAGGCAATGGATGAATTCACCCGAGTATCTTAACTGCGCTGTCATAGCTGCCAATAAAAATGATGATGGTCTGACGCTGCAGCAGATAGGAGATATTTTCGATGTAACCCGGATGAGAGTCTGTCAATTAGAAAAAGTCTCACTCCAGAAGCTGATCCTCGAGTGAGACCTGATGTTCGAATTCGAACCTGACTAAGATGATGTAGCAGCTGTCAGCGCAGCGATAATCTGAGCTTTGGTGCTATCAACCGTGACAGGTAAATTCAAAATCGCAGCAGCCTCCAGGAGCTTAGCCTTGGTCCATGTCGCATCCCATGTTGGGCAGCTTGCGGACGCAGGCGTCGGATCGACGACCTCCGTCTCCACAACGGTGGAAGCGGCTTCAACTTGAGCTGCAACAGGGACGGGCGTCAATTCTTCCTGCGTGGTTGCAGTTTCCTCTATGGTTGGTGGCTGAGGGGATACCGGCACCGGAGCAGCGGTAGCAACCTCATTGGGATGAGGTCTACCCACCATCCTGTAGGTTGTCGCTGGCACCTACTCTGCTCCCTTCCTGCTCTTCTCAACCTCGACCATCGACTTGATGAGACCGGCGGTCACCTTCTTCAGAAGACGAAGTCCACGACGCGCTCGAACCCCAGCAGAGGCATTTCCGGTCGCGTTCTTCTGAATATCAATCTCCATCGACTCAACAAGCGTCTTAACCTTTTGCCACGCATCAACAATCTGACTGTTTGCCATCTTTCACTCCATTGTTATTATGTTAGATGAGACAGGCGCTTTCTCGAGCGCCTCTTTGACAACTGCTGCAATTACGACCATGGCTTCATGATCTTCCAGCTCCATTGACAAAAGCTTTATAATGTTCAAAATTTGCTTTTGATTTACTCCAAACTTGAGTATCTCGCCGACGATCTGACGAGAGGTCAACGTATCTTTTGCCCATGCCTCAGTTTCGGTTTGACCAACTTTCTCTACCATCAGAATGCCTCGATCCTGAATCTATCGTTATCTAAAAAGATAAGACGTTTACCACGAATTTCGTTATTTTCATCTTCTTCTCTAACCAATGTGATCCACTGATCCCACGCTTTCGTTAGGTATATCCATTCTGCCTGTTCCCACGTTGCTAGATCACAATGATACGATTCTAGGACCCTCACGAGATCTGGTGAAATTGAAAATTTGATATCCTCGATGTTAGGAAGTGCCCTTGTCTCCTCCTTCAGCGTCAGCTCAGATCGACAGATGTCAATTACCTTGTGAACGACGCCACAATTGTTGCACTGCGAAAATTTCGGTTGGACAGTATCAGAGTCATCTATCACAGAGAACACAACGAACTTATGGAATACAGGTTCTAAAGCGTTCTTGTATTGTGGAAGAACGCAATGACACTGGACTAAGTGCTTTATTCCCTGCACTTGCTACCCGAAAAACTTAGCTTTCTTGGTTGTTGGATTGACCTCATCCTTGATATCATTAAAAAGTGAAACGTACTGACCAACAGCGTTGATTCCCGTATTTTCAATCGTGGTCCTCGCAACAGAAAAAATCTTTGTAATCTGCTCGTTGCTAAGATTCATCTCATTCTTAAGCAGCGGTGCGAGGTTCGAGCAAACGGAATCAGCGATCGCTATGGAAACATCGCGAGCGACATGCCCGATTTTTGATTCAATCGACATTCAATCTCCTTCTATTAACTTTCGGAAAAAAACAAGAGTTGTAAACTTTTACTTCGTTAATTTGTCGGCTACCGTCGCTGCAGCCCATGCATCGGGCTTAATAGCAGCCGAGAATCCCATACCAGAGATGTAGCTTTGCGCGAGCTTTGCAACTTTATTAGATCTTCCTCGTGGGCTCGAGGCAATGTCAGCATGCACGTGTATCCGCAGCTCAGGCTTGTTCTGCCTGATTTGATCAGCTACAATAACGGAGTTGTGAACTTCGGATAAAAGTCGCTCCTCCAAGCACGAATATGTCGATCGACATCTCTTGTCGCGCTTGAAGAAATATCTTCCACCTTTACCGGGCCAATAGAGACAGATTGCCGATGCAAAAATCCACCACCCAGAGCTTAGCTGTGAATCTGATCCAACAAACACCTCACATGTATCATCGATTTGATTGATTATGTCAGATAGCTCTTGCTGGTTTCCACGCGGATCTAACCACATCCCTCGACCTCCAGCATAACTTTAGAATTGCCGATGATACTTTCGAATGACCTCAGACCAGCTGATCCGAATCTCACGGAGCTGGATGGCAGAAGCATACCATCAAAATTCAACACTCCGTGCTCCATGCAAGATTTAACGTATCTAATTCCAAAATCGATTCTATCACGCTGTATTCCACGTAGGGACTTTGTCTCATGTCCAACTTTAATACAGACCGCGTTGTTCCCAAGAGCGTCAAGGCGGCGGCGAATAAGGTCTGATTGGTGATGATCAACGCAACCCAGCTTGGACGTGAGGCGCTGGATAACATGGGTCGTCCTACTGTCCTTGAGCTCAATCTCCGTTCCTGCGCTCGTGCATGAGATTCGATCAGCTGACACGCAAGATTCCAGATCGATGCTTGATACGAGTTGACCTTTATCAGAGCTGATCAGCTCGGCAGCGAAGCAACCTGCGAGATCTCCCATTCCGTTAACTCCCACCTCATCGAATGGAATAGGAATCGGGATCACTTGAGCGGTCCTGCGCTGCATGTTGACCGCCGCGGTCGCGACAACTTCCTCAGCAAACCCTCTGGCAAAAATCACAACTGCAAGCCTCTTCTCGTACGAATCATGAAAAAGTCGATGACACTCAGATACGCTCTCTATGATCCCATCAACAAAAACTACCTTGCAATTTTGAACAGATACTTTCTGCTGATTCAACGACGTAAAGTAAGCAGACTCTGGTCTCCACTTACAAACTTGAGTTCCGCAGCTTATCTCTGTTGATTGTGACTCATTGGCATCAAGTATTATTTTTCCTCTTCTGCCAGCAAGCGTAATCGCGTCCATAACGATACCTGTGCACTGAGCTCCTATCATCATGCTCAAGCTCTCGCGAAGCTGGTGGATTTGAAATCTACGGCCCACATCATGATCGCAGGTAGTTCCTGATATCATAGACATCGCAACATAAGATGATCCAGGCGATTGCTGCTCGGCGCCAATAATGCAACTGAGAAATAAATTTCTAACAGGAGACTCACGAACAGTCTGCGAAATTGCACGAATGCATTCGCTTTCCATTAAAAATGTCGATGAATCACCGCAATTTACGAAAATCTTACGATTTCTTACATCGTTCAAAACAGAACGAGCGATCGAGCTCCACGCTGGAAGCTGCGACCGCTCGAAATTCGTAACTTTTCTCTTCATCGTCAAATTTTACTCATCGATGAAGCACTATGAAACGAGCTATCCCACGTTCTTTCGATCAACCCAGTAAACGCCCTCTCCATCATGAACTCCAGATCCTTCAACCGCCTCATTCAGTATTGAGACTGCCTGTAGATTTGGATCGTTTCGCCCATGCACGAAATTCAGAATCGTAACGTCGGTTCCCTTCTGAACGAAATAAAGTCGATCGGTATCGTCCACGGGATAGAAAAAACCTTTCGTCCCCAACGCTGATGGTCTCACCTTACACGCGTTGATGATTTTGCTGCTCATGAATCTCTCCATAGGTTATTGGACGCGAATGTGATGATCTCCTCGGCGGAGTCGGCAGTATAACCATAATCACGAACCATTGTTTCCACCATCTCAGAATACTTTTTCTGCTGCTCAGAATCACGGCTCTTGGACTTTGTAACGATGCGCGCCATATCCTTGACAGACGCAATGAGGTAGCCCTCGATCGCCTCCTTGAGCGGCTCATAGGAGCGGTAGTCGACCTTCTGACCGCGGCGAATCTTGGCAAACATAAATGCGGTAACATCTGACCTGAATCCATCACGGGCGGAACCGGTGATTCCAATCTGCTCCTCGATCGACTGCATGAACTTCTCGTCCGGTGCTCTTTCCTCGGAGGTGACCCGATCCTTCAGCTTCTGCTTGGTCGTAAAAGCCTCAGCATTGTCCATGTAGTTATCGAATAACGACTGAGCCTGCTCCTCGTATGCGGTCACAAACGCTTTCGCAATCTCGCTCTCAAGCATCTTGAGATACTCCTCACGGATGGTCTTCTGCAGGATCTCAAGGTAACGCTTCTTCCTCTCATCGTCGACAATCTGCTCTTTCACCTGCTTCGTAAGAGCATCGACAACTCGCATAGGCGTGATGAAGTCTTTGTCAGAATCAGACAGAGCAGAATCAAGAGCTTTTGTGATGAAGCGCGTCGAGATGCCGTCCATGCCCTCGTTCTTTGCCTCATCGCGTAGATCTTTGATATCCACCTTACGGGTACGACCCTTCTCAACCACCTCCTGACCATCGTAGATCTTCATTTTAGTAAGCAGATCTGACTTCTGGGAAGGCTTGAGACGGCTCATAACTGAGAACATCGCAGCAAGCTTGATGGTGTGCGGTGCAAGATGAGCCCTAAAGTCAGATCGACGCAGCATTTTTTCATAGATCTTCATCTCCTGGGTGAGCTCAAGAACGTACGGGACCTCGATCTTCACAACACGATCAAGGATAGCTTCGTTGGTGTGCTCGGACTTGAACCTGTTCCATTCAGCCTCGTTACAGTGTGAGATGATCACACCATCGAAGTAGAGCATCGAATTCTTGCCAGGGGTCGGAACGCTCTTCTCCTGGGTCGCTGTGAGAATCGTGTGGAGGAATTCGATCTCATTCTTGAAGATCTCAACAAACTCTACCACACCACGGTTGCCAACGTTGAAAGCACCGTTGAGGTTAAGGACCCGTGGATCATCCTCCGAGTACTTATCGATCTTGGAGATATCCTCGGAACCGATGAGAGCCGAGATGTCCTGCGAATTTGCATCCATCGGAGGAACCATGGCGATGCCACGCCGCCCCCGCTGGGAGAAACCGCTCCTGGTAACAGGGAACTTCTCGTATTCACCGTTAAACTCATTCATCAGACGAAAACGGCAAACAGGACAGAGATCGCCCTCGATATGAACCCCTAACATCTCCTCAATCTTGGGGCGCAGAGACCTCGGTAGGAGGTGCAGGGGCTCCTCCCTAACCGGACACCCATCCAGGTGGTAGATAGGCTCTGCAGCCCTCTCAAGGGCCTTCTTGACCGCATCGGCCAACGCGCTCTTGCCCGATCCGACAGGACCCATAAGAAGCAGAACCTGCCGACTTTCTTCGCCTTTCAAGGAGGCTGACTTTAGGAATCGCATGAGCTTCGCGATGACGCGCTCATGACCGTAGAAGTCGTCCTTGAAGTAATCATAGATCTTTATCTTATCACTATCAAACAACTTCTTACAGCGTGGATCAGACTCACTAAGCTTGTTGACTCCGAAAGATTCGATCGAATCAACAAGTCGTTTAGCTGCAAGCTTTGTTATCTCTGGGTTCTTCTGAACGTGATCTAGATACTCGATGAATGTGCCGCCCCACTTCTCTTTCGAGGATTCCTCACGCTGATTTTTGATGATGCTAAGAAAGTCCATCTGCTCTCTCCGTTATTATATTATGATACTTCGAAGGGTTCGTCTTCAATAATTGTGAAAAGTTTCACTGGGCCTTTCCACAGATCCGCAATCTTCTTGACGCAATTATCAGCGTAATCCAGCTCAAGATCTCGTCCATCATGCTCATGCTGTAGGATCAGGGTATCTTTCCTGATTTCATCAACATAGATGACTGGGATGGAGTTTCCGCCGATTACACGAGTGAGAGTCTGACGGACCTCCTTCCATCCGTCCTCGTCCGAGATATCACGAACAATCCAGTTTGATTTCTCGTCCTTCTCGGGCGAGTAGGTGAACAGCCCAAGCTCCTCGGCAAGCTCATGATCAAGGTACTGCCAGATGAAATTCTCATCAGAGCATGATTCGCGCGCGAGAAAGCACTCCTCGATTCCTTTCTCACGCTCAATCTTCTTGAAGATCTCGAATCCAAGATGGTAAGGATTTAACCTACCGTGCCACGGTCTGATAACGAGATTGTGTGTCTTAAGGAACGGAATATGCATGGAGTCAGGAAGCTCAAGCTCATGGACGATCCTGTAATGCCAGAAGCTAGCCCAACCCTCATTCATAATCTTTGTTTGGATCTGGGGCCAGAAATACTTCGCCTCCGTCCTGACGATGGAGATCAGATCCTGCTCCCAGGGTTCAAGACGCTCAGACCTATCGCTGAGAAATTTAAGAATGTCATACTCAGGTTGTAAGGGCTTCTTGTCAGGATTGAGGTGAAGATATTTCTTTGAATCATCGCGCTTGAGATCCAGCATCTCTTTCCTGACCTCATCGTCATCACGACGGAACCTCGGCTTACGATCTATCTGATACTGAAGCACGTGGCAGGCATCGATCACTTTCTCAACGGCCTCGATGCCGATCGATGGATCCTCAACGTAAGATTGGATCCTCTTCTTTGCGTTCCTGAAGCGCTGGACGACATTCGTCGCATCAGTATCACGAAATGTTCGATTATTCTTGAAAAAATCAGAGTGACCAACGCAGTGAGCCATGATGAGAATCTGTAGATAGAGTGGATTCTCCTTCATCAGGTAGGCAATTGAAGGATCGGAGTTGATGATAAGTTCGTATGGAAGGCCCTCGACGCCCGCGTTGTACATGAAGTGAGTTCGCTCGAACGACTTACCGTATGACCAATGTCCGTAGTGGCTCGGCATACCGTGATATGACATGTGACCGATCATCTCGCGGTAATCGCACGTCTCATAAGCGATTGGATACCAGTCTAGACCATGTAATCTTGCGATCTCACAGATTTTCTCGTCCCAAATCTCAAGCGTGCCTATCGTCCAGTCGCTCAAGTCACACCCCCGAACAGCTTTTTGAATGAGGGCCAGATATCGCCGGAAGACTTGAGAACAACTGTCTTAAGCTTGTCGTCAGTAATCTGGCTGATCGAGCTCCAGAAAGAGTCTTGCTTGTCAGCCTGCCATGCTACCTTAGAATCGTCGGGGCAAACCTCACAGTAACATACCATTTGCGAGATTGCAGCGAGAGCTTTGAACGCCTCGATCGCACGGATGTTATCCTCGGACCAGTTGTCTCCATCGGTGCAATGAAAAGCGTAGACATTCCATGATGACGGATGAAATCTCTTGTTGACGATCTGCAATGCAAGAGCTGGGGCCGACGAGATAAATGTTCCACCTGACTCTCCGCGCTTGAAGAATGAATCCTCATCAGTTTCAAATGCCTCGGTGGTGTGACCGATGAAGACAATCTCAACACCCTCGTACTTGTGGCGGATGAATTGATAGAGGAGAAAGAAGAATGAGCGCGCAAGAAACTTGATGCTCTGGGTCATTGAGCCCGAGACGTCCATCATAAAGAAGATGACGGCGTTTGTTGCCTCCTTCGGCTTATCCTTAATGTGGTGAAACACCAAATCATTTTCATGAAAAGAAAACTTCTCGTTTCCATTTTCATCAAGCTCGACCGCTCCAGCTCGACGAGCAGCAGATAATCGTTTGATACGATTTATCATTGATTCGCGCTTATCAAGACGGGGTATGATGCCGCTCGGACGATGACCATGCCGTCGCCGCTGGTGCTCCTTGATCTCCTTCAACTTCTTCTTGTCGAGATCTGGAAGCCCAAGGGAGTCGAACAGGTAGGTGGCAAGCTCCTCGAGTGTTATCTCAACATCATAATACTCATCGCCCTTATCCTTGCCTGCCTTGTTGCCGTTTCCTTGCTCCTGCTGTTTCGCACGCTTGATGATCTGACCATTCTCAATGTCTGCACCTGGAGCAGAGCCGGCCTGCTTATTCTGGTTATTTGCGCCATAGACGAACTGCCACTCTTTGATACCCTTAACTGGAATCTTGATCTTCTTCTTACCATCCTGTCCGATGATTGATTCCTCGGACACGATGTTATGAATACCGTCCCTGATCGCTTTCTCTATCTTCTGCTTATGACGCGAGCGATCAGAGGCCGATCGATCCGCCGATGCTTCGTGTTGTTTGAAGATAGACAACGTTTACCTCTCACGCTCTACAATTTGTTGTGCCCAATCAATCACGCTGATAAGATACGGATAGCAACGGCGTCGCATATCATCCCAGCCGAGCCAATGGTAGCTGTCATGCTCATACAGCATAGTCTCAGGATTCGGACGTATAATGGGCTCCTGCTCGGTGGTTGCAAGGTAGATTACGATGTCTTTATGCTTACGTTCTGAGAAATACGAGGTATCTCCCCACGGCATATCGACAGCAGGATCCACCGAGACCCCCGCCTCCTCCTCACATTCACGTATAGCAGCCTCTAGATCTCCCTCACCGGCCTCCACGTGTCCTTTTGGGATATCGATCTTACCCCAAACGCGAAGACCCAGGACCTTCCACGAAGGTCCGTGCCGCCTCACCACGATGAAGCCAGCGGACCGTGCTTTTTCTTTCATCACTCGCATGGTTAATAGTAAGTAGTTCGTTAGCGAGAGTAATCATCGTCCAACCTGATCACGTCATCTAATTCAGCGGTCGACACTTCAATGAGAGAGACATCATCGTTGTAAGCGCAGAACCTGTGAATTGTTCCAGGAGCAACGTGGAATGTGCTACCAGAAGCGCACTGCTCCGCGCGAAATCCATGTTCATTGGGCTGACCAATTTCTACTGTTACGATTCCGGACAAAACACGAATCGTCTCTTCCTTCTTCTCATGATACTGCCGGCTCAGCCGATGACCCTTGAGGATGTAGAGCAGCTTACCTGCGTATCTCGACGTCTCAGCCCAGATCTCCTCATGTCCCCATGGCTTTTTAACGATTCTCATAGAATAGATTGTATGAATTCAAGATCAACGATAAATCTTATCTTTGCCAACTTTTTGGGCATAAAAGCTCAGCAGCGAGCCTGCCGCAACATTCGCGTGCCATTCGGTCGGATCCAGGTAATGCTGCTTCATCTGCTTCGGCACCAAATCGAGCTCGCACTGCCTGAGATGATACATCTCATGGGCGATTGAGCGCAGTATATCAACAAGCGCACGCTGATGACAATATATCCTGATGTTATTACGATCAAAGTCACAGATTGCGGTCGTAACTATCTTTGATTTTTTCCTATCACTGCTAAGATAGCACTCGTAGCTTTCTGCCAGATCGAGCATGTTCGCGCACATATCGCAAAAATCAAAAATTAACTTTTGATCTTGCTTATCAATGTGTAGACCCTTCGAGATCATAACGGTCATGGTGCGAACGCGATTATTATCGAACCCATTCTCGAGTTTACGCATCAGTTCTTTTAGAAGCTGCACACGTTTCATGCAGCTAAGTATTACTGCCGGTTCTTTAAAGAGGCCGTAAGTTGAGATGACGACTGAATCTTACCGCCACCAACGTTGAAGATCACCCTGGTTCCGATCAGCTCGCAAAGCTCAAATTCAGGAACATTCGCTGCAGCATCACGATCACCGCCCTTGGTGAATGCAAACGGCCTTAGAATCTCAAGCGCGCCCGTAACCGTCTGCCCGCCATCGTCCCAAGGAATGACGTAATCGACCCCGCGGACACCCGCGATGATCTCAAGGCGTTCGGCCTCAGGCATAAAGGCGAATCCTTTCTTACGCATGAGAAACCCATCGCCGTTAACAATAACGGCCAGTTTAAACTTGGGACCCGACCTTCGAACGATGTCAGCTGAATCGATCAAACACCTGAGATGTCCAACATGCATAGGGTCAAAACCACCAGACGTTACGATAAGTTTTTCATCGTAAATATCAATTTGATGCTTGAGATCCTGGGCGCTATTCAAAATGGTCGCTATCATCTAAGCTCCTACGCGTTGTGAACAGAGTCACGAAAAGATTCTGGAAATAGATTACGCTGCTGACCGTAAAATCTATTCCAGTCGGAGTCTAAAATATAGGACACGGCGTGATCGTCGGCGGAGCGGATCGAACGTCCGAGAGACTGGATAATAGTCTTCGCCGTCTGAAGAGGATACCACCAGTTCCATTTCCGCATCCGTTTCTGGACCAGCTTGTCTCCAAGATAAGGATACGGAACCTTGCAGATAATCTGGAAGCGACTGAGATCACCCTTCAAATCAACACCCTCAGTCATGGATGGGGTCACGAGGACAGTCGGTTCCTTGCTGCTGAGATGCTGGTTCAACGCATCCTCACGATTCTCCGATTTATGGGTAAGAAGACGTTTGCTTCTGACGTTCTTCATGATGTAGTTAGCGACCTTGTAGGAATGACAGTGAATGATTCCTTTCTCTTTCGGGTGAGCAGCTATGATCTGTCGAACAGCCTCTGCAAGCTTTGGCAGAGTATTGTCAATCTCTCCCGCGCTCATCTTTCCGATCGAACTCACAAGCACGGGTCGATTCTCTACTGGGAATGGAGAAGGAAGGGTGATAAACGCCGAGTCCTCGAGCGGGATTCCGAGACTCTCACAAAAGGCTCGCTGGTCGAGGATCGTTGCTGAGAGCATCAACACCTTACGCCCAAACCTGAGCAGAGCTTGATCAGAGTAAGGGGAAACGTCAATGGGCTTGAACTCGAGGCGACGGGTCTTCTGATCCTCCGTCTCCATTACGCTGAGGACCCAGTTGTCCTCATCGAACAGCTCGATGAACCGATTCACCTTACACAGATGCTTATCGAGCATCTCGATCTGCCGGGAGAGGGAGTCGAACTCCTTCACCTTCTCGCGCAGTCCCGCATGCTGCTCGAACATCGCCTCGATGTGCTTCAGGTGGGACGACAGCTTCACGATGTAGACATTCTTGATCCAATCGAACGCAGCACGCTCGGTGGTGAGCGTCTTTGGCATCTGCAGGTTGAGGACGGTTTGTGCGAACCTTTCTGAGACAGAGACCTCAATAAACTTGCTCAGCTCGCCATCGATGTTATGAGCCTCGTCGATCACAAGGACATCACGTGGTAGAAGCTTACCAGCGTATGTTGTCTCAGCGAGAAAATAGCTAAAGTTCGTGATGGATTCGGGAGATTCCATGAATTTCCCCTTCTCCTCCTTGTAGTTGCAGCTGAAGGCGCAGGTGCGAAAGAATCTGGACGTCTTGTCCTGCTCTAGACGTAGGAGTCGCTGACCCTCACTGCAGGACTGCTTTTTATGGTATTTGCACTGGTAGTTCGAGCTCGACTTGATTGAGGTCATCGGACCCTTGCACCCGCCGAAGTCATCGAGGTACTGCTCCTGGAGGATCTTCTGGGTCGTTAGGAAGTACGATCCCGGTTTGTAATCATCATTCTTCCGCATCCAGCTACCGAGAGCCCGGGAGATCGTGACACCGATCGCCGACTTACCTCCGCCGGTCCCAATTTCGCAAATGACAAATTTCTTATTGAGGTTCACGAATTGTTCAAGAGCAAAATTGATCGTTGTCTCTTGCTCAGGACGAATTTCCAAAAATGGAAAAAATTGTCGCCAGCTATCAGTGTTAATCACTTGTTCTCCGAAAGTAATTTAAAGCTTTTGAATGAAAACGACGCTATGCTCAATTACGCTCGATTGCGTCACGTTGCTGATCGCGGATAACGATGAAAAGGAAGCAACTCTTATGCTGGATCATCTTTCTTATCCTTCTTAAACTGGATGATATTGCTGCTGTCTGGATCGACCAGGTGAAATATCGGTGCAGGACGAACCTTGCCTACGACGAGCTCCGCATGCTCACGAAACGTTCGGGTACGGCAGCTCCACGTCTGATCTCGATCATCGATCGCCTCGTAGTAGACGTAGCTTCTCCCGGCGCGTACCACGATAACATCACCAACGCCAGGTAGCTTCCATACCTGCCCAGGCAGGATCGGCGGAGTTCTAGGACCGCCGATCCTGATGACATACGAGATACCAAGCGCCAGTCCGATGCAGTAGGCTACCAGCGTGACTATGAGTTGGAAAAACTTCATACGCTTTCCAAAATTTTACAGCAGCGGACCTAAAAGAGCAAGCTCTACTTGAACTTGGGCTTATTTGGATTGAACCCAGGCGTGCCGAGCAGGGTCTTGTAGGCTCGTTCCGCCTTATCGCGAGCCCAGAACATCGCATCATGCTCCGACTTAAAGCGGCGGGCGGGCGTCGAGAGATCATCACGATCCTCAACCTTCACCTGGGCGATATAGACCCCGCCGACCGGATCGGCGGTAATTATCACGTGAATACCTGGATAGTCGCGCCAGTTGAGCGGATCGGGACGCGGGGACTCAAGGTCACGACCGAGCTCCTCATGGATCAATGCCCTGAGCAGGTCAATCATCGCAGCTGGTCCCCAGCACGCTTAACCTCACGGGTGGCACTCTGGAGCCTCTGGAGCACAACGGCGTCCTGCTTATCCAGCAACCTGGCCGCCGCCTTAAGATCCCTCAGAACCCTTCGTAGGAGCTGCTGCGCCATCAATTTCTGATCATCCGCCGCCAAGCCTGTAACCTCAGTATGATTAAGTATGCCGTCCAAATGATTCGGGCCCGACGAAGCGGGCCCGAATGAGGGTCAGCGGAAGCTCACTGAATCTCGATGCTTCTCGACTTACCATGTCCGGTGGACGGGAAAGTAATATCGAGCATGCCCGAATCCAGCCGTGCCTCGATCGCCTCGGCGTTGATCGACTCGGGAACAACCCACTGGCCCTTCCACGTCTGTGCACCGTGACGGGTATTCCTCGTTGCCTCGACGGTGAGGACGCGACCCTTCATGTCCATCCGAACATCAGAGCGTGAGACCCCAGGTATCTCAATGTTGAGATGATCCTCGGTCTCGCCACGCTGATAATCGTATCGTGGGGTCCAGCCTGTCGAACGGGTGGAAA